CAGCAAAAGCAGGCGACTACGGCGCAGCAACAGCAGGCGACTCCGGCGCAGCAACAGCGAGAGGTCGAGCTGCAGTAGGCGCTGAAGGCATAGCGTGCGCACGCGGAAACGACGTAAAAGTCAAAGGCGGCCTGGGATCTATACTGGTTCTGGTGGAAGAAAAGACAGACGACTGGAGAATAGACGACTGGAAAGTAGTAGAAGTTGACGGCGAAATCATCAAGCCGGACACCTGGTACGAATTGAAAAATGGAGAAGTTGTAGAAGTGGAGGTATGGTATGAAGAAAGTAGAAGTGGTATGTGACAGATGTAAACAGCCGTTCAAATATGCTAGATCGGATGTAGCAGGGTACTTTACGCATGGAATACGGCGGAGAAACAAACTTGAATACTTAGTGTTGGAATACGGAAATCCAGACGGCTACTCGTACAGCGAGTATAGAGTAGAATTGTGTTCGGGCTGCACGAGGAAGCTTCTTGACTTTTTACGCAACAGAGACGAGGGGCGATGCGAATGATAGCACATTTATTATTTGAACAATCAGGAACATTTAAAAATGCATTTATCAAAAACGGTATAAAGGCTTATGACTACGACATTTTGAATGATTTTGGCGAAACCGATTATCAAATTGATTTGTTTGCGGAAATTCAAAATGCATACGCGGGGGGGGCAAAGCGTGTTTGATGGCATTTCAAGAGAGGATGCAGTATTTGCATTTTTCCCATGCACGAGGTTCGAAGATCAAATAAATTTGCTTTTCAGAGGTGAAGCGTATCAAATGAAAAATTACACCGATGAGCAGAAGTTAGAAACGTGCATAAAACTTCATGATGAACGAGCGGTTTTGTACAAGAAAATTTCTCAACTTGCGATTATATGTTTAAGAAAAGGAATACGATGCGTGATAGAGAACCCGTATTCTACACAGCATTACTTAAAACAATACTGGTGCCTAAAACCTGAGGTGATCGACCTGGACAGACGTATCAATGGAGATTATTACAAAAAACCTACCCAGTACTGGTTCATCAATTTTAAGCCCCAAAATAATTTCATATTTGAGCCGTTAGAGTATGTAGAAACCGAAACTATAAATCATACAAAAAACAAAAATGGACTGTCAAGACAGGTTCGGAGAAGTTTAATTCATCCACAATATGCGGACAGATTCGTGCGAGAAAGAATTTTAGGAAGTGATATATAAGGAGAGCGAAATGATAGACGAAAAGAAGCTGATTAAAGAGCTTGATGCGTGGTGGGAGACGTTGTCTCCGCGGACAGATGCGCGGGATTCCATAATCTGCGACGTAATAGAATCCGTCATAGAGAAGATAAACAATGCGGAAAGAGTCGGGGAGTGGATCCCAGTAAGTGAAAGATTACCTGCTTTAGGTACATGGAACATCGTAACGATAAAAGATCATCTCAGAAATGGAAGAAGGGCACTAAGATATCCAGTTATATACAGGGAAGAGATGTATGATACTGGATATGGATTTTATGAAAATGGTGCAGATGTTCTGCTTCCAGAATACAGCGAAGTAATAGCATGGCAGCCACTTCCTGAGCCGTATAGAGAGGAGAATGCGGAATGAGGCTATACCAAGGCAATGCAAAAGAACTGATCGGTAAAAAGATTGATTTATATCGCAGAATGGGTGGTTGTTATCCCATGAAAGTTGTAGAAATCAATGGAATACCATATGTAGAAGATGCAGCTGGGGTATGTATGCCGATTCCGGAGCGGGAAGAGGATTTTAATTGTGTCAGTTATGATTTTGTAGTCGAGTGATAAGAGAAAGGGCGTGCAGAATGAAAACAATGGTAATGCCCTGCGTCTGTTGCGATCACAAATCAGATGCGGGAGACAGTGTTTATTATGGAATGCCACAACTTAAAATCACGGCAAATATGGAATGTTTTGAGATATTCTGTCCGAGGTGCGGACGTGGTGGACTAACACAATGGGATAGTGCGTATTTAGCTGTGAAGCATTGGAACGATGTACAAAGAAGGGCAAGATTGCTAAAGATGGAGGGGAAACAAGGATGACAAATTTTGAGAAATACAAATACGAGATACTGGAAATCGCAGAAGCGAGCGGCGAACTTATCGGAGTAAAAGACGGCAAGCCTGTTGCGTGCGAGAGCTTAAAGGGGTGCGGTGGCTGCGATCTTGCTGGCGACAAAGTAAGTTGTTTATTCGATTTCATAGAGTGGGCATGTAAAGACGACGGTGAAGAACGAGATTGTAGAAAATGCAAGTATTATGACGAAGGTGATACTACTGAGCCGTGCGAGCACTGCAAGAGGTATTATCTCGATAAGTTCGAACCTAAGCCGAAGCGGACACGGCGGGACGAGTTTTTAGAGCATTATCCAAACGCCAATGTGCTTGGGATACAACCGTGCAGTATTGAAAAAGAAGAATTTGGAAAACGTTGTATTGAATATGACGAGTGTTACGAATGCATTGATGATTACTGGGCGCATGAGGTGGAATGATGGATCTGACAGGCAAGAAGATATACATATCAGGGCAAATGAACGGACTCTCTCGAGGGCAAATTGAAGAAGAATTCAAGTTCGGAGAGTACAAGTTGAGAGACAGAAATGCCTTCCCGGTGAGTCCACACAGGATAGGGGTTCCGTTCATGAGATACGAGGAACTGATGCGGATCGATTTTAAAGTGATCGATTTGTGTGACGGTGTGCTGATGTTAGATAACTGGGTAGACAGCGCAGGGGCAAAAAGAGAAAGAGCGTATGCGATAGCTGCTGGAAAACCGGTTTATGAAGTGAACGTGATGGGAGAGATTGAGGAAATGGAGATATAGAGATGTTTCTGAATTTCAAGGAGATAATGACTCGATACAACGCGTACAAATATAAAAATCTCACGGACGAATGCCCGTGCAGCAGGTGCGAGATCACTGAAGAGCGGCGGGGGCTAGTAGAAAGTCATGCGCCGGAAGAGTGCGTGAAATGTGGAGAACACGCTATGTGGCTGATCGAGTGCGTGAAAAAGGTGACGTGGATAGAAGGAAACAGCAAAATCAGAAAAGGCTGTGAAGAATGGGATGGCTGCAAGGGCTGTACGTGGGAAGCGGAAGATACAAAAGAGTGGCCGTGTTCGCGCTGCAGGCGAAGATACATAGATTACTACACGCCAGAATAAAGAGGTGAAACGATGAAAGAATTGACTAGGGAAATTGTACAGTATATAGATACGTACAAAGAAGACGGCAAATGGACGGGAGAGGTGAACATGGTTTCGTGGAACGGTGGAGAGCCGAAAGTCGACATAAGAAATTGGAATGAAGATCACAGCAAATGCTCAAAGGGCATCACACTGACAACAGAAGAAGCCCGGACTCTCGGGGAGATACTGACAAGAATATAAGAAAAAAGACCGCAGCTGCGCGCTGTGGCTTTGCTATCGAAAAAACTACATTATATATAGAAGAAAAAAACGACGGCCGGAAAGGCCGTCTAAACCTCAATAGGAATATTAACAACGGAGCACGAGGGCGGAATGTATAAGAGATACACGACAGTGGCTGGCAGCACCCTGATGATCAGGAAGACTGACAGCAGCAGAATCAAAACTGAAAAAGGAAAAAGAAGAGCGAAAATGAATCCGACTTCGGAAGCTGTTGCGAAGATAAATAAGATAAACCAGGAACGCAGACTCACGGCCGCAATAAACAGCAATTTCATCCCCGGGGATTTATGGGTCACGCTGTCGTATTCTGAAATTCATAGCATAGAACATTGCATGAAAGAGATCACGAAGTTTAAAAGAAATTTAAGGAATTTTGCGAAGAAAAAGGGGATCGTTTACAAAATCATAGAGTCGACCGGAATTGGACGAAAAAAAGGCAAGCCGCATCACCACGTGGTGATCAGTGGCAACATCACAAGGGATATGATAATAAGATACTGGCCAGAGGAGCGTGTGCATATAGAAACATTGTGGTCGAGCGGCAACTATCACAGAATTGCAAAGTATATGCTAAAAAACGCATATCAGAGCAAGAGCGAAAGAGGGAAACACTCGAAAGCGTTTAGGAGCTCCGTGAACGTTACAATACCGCAGACGCGTGAAGAAGAAATGAAAAGACCGGCAAGTTACGACCCTGAAGATATCAAGCCGCACGAGGGATACTACATAGACAGGGACAGCATTAGAGTGTACGAACACCCGATTACTGGAGCGCCATGCATCGAGTACATCGAAGTCAGTTTGACGCAGCAACCACGAATAAAGCATTACAGTAAAGGCAAAGTTGCAAAACTTGAAAAGCAATACAGAGAACCGTTGGCAGAACAGATGTTTATAGAACAGCTGGAATTTTAAAATGAAAGGAGAACGAATGACGAGAAAAGAACTGAGCCAGGTCTATTACATAAACAGGGAAATCGAAATGTGGGAGAGGGAACTGGAAAGTGTAACGGGTCTGCAGTCGCCGCGCCTTGATGGTCTTCCGCGTGGAAATGAAACAGGAGACTCGACTGCGAATAAAGCGCTGCAGGCGGCAGAGATCAGAGAAATCATAAATGGGTTGATCGCAAAGCTGCAAATGAAGCGGAAAGAGATTTATGATTATATCGCAACAATAGACGATTCGCTCATGCGACAGATCATCATGTATCGCTGCCTGTCGCTGTGCACGTGGGAAGAGGTGGCGATCTACGTGGGCGGCGGTAACAGTGCGGATTCGGTTCGCAAGTTGTTTGTCCGTTTTGTCCGCTGAGTTTGTGCTATCATGATACTGTAAAAAATTAATAAGGACTAAATCAAAAGGCAAAAGCATGCAGGAAGTTTTCGGTCAGGGTGAAAGCTTCCTGTTTGTTTTAGGAAAAAAGAATGGCAAAGGAATTCGCAAAAGGATTTTACAATTCGAGAAGATGGAAAAGATGCAGGACTGCATACATCGAGAAGCGCAGGGCGGCAGACGGCGGACTATGCGAGCGATGTCACAGGCGCATCGGTGTGATAGTTCATCACATCAGAGAACTCACACCGGCAAACATAGATGATCCAGACATCAGCCTGGCGGAAAGTAACCTGATGCTCGAATGCAAAGAGTGTCATGACAGAGAAGAAGAACATTTCAACGACGCACGCGGAGACAAGAAGCTGCTCGTTTTTTTTAACGAGCGAGGAGAGCCGATCCCGAAATCAAATACTCCCCCTGGCTAAATGATAATAATTACCAAACGGAGACCGACGAGAGGACTACATTTTTCACGCGTGACGCACATACGAAAGGGGGTCTTTTATGGAAAATAAAATAGAAAAAACAAAAGAAGAAAAGATCTCTGCAGAGCTGCGAAAATTTAAAGGATTCTGCAAGAATCTGAGCAAAGACAGAAAAAATATTGCTATAAAACTATGTCAAAAAGCTGCGTTCATGGAGGTAACGCTCGAAGATCTTCAGGACCAGATCAACAAGGAGGGAGCGATCATTGAAGCGGTAAATGGTAATGGGTTTGAAGTGAGGACTGAAAACCCTGCACAGAAAACATACAACACGATGATCAAAAATTATAACGCGACGATTAAGAGCCTGGTCGACCTGATGCCGGAAGGAGCGTCCGCAAATGATGAGCTGATAGGGTTCATCAGGAGGGGGCGATGAGTGAGTTTCATGAATACTTCACGAGTATTTATGACGGCGGGATTCCGGCGTGCGAAAAGATGAAGCGGATATCGGAAATCTTGCTGGAAAACGCAGCGTCTCCGGGAGAATATCACTTCGACGTAGAAATCGCAAACAGGCACATCGAGTTTATTGAAAAGTTCTGTAAAGTTCCGGCTGGAAACGTCGGGCAGCCGCTGAAGTTCGAGCTGTTTCAAAAGGCGAGATGGCAGGCGGTTTTCGGGTTCGTGGACGACGATGATCTGAGACAGTACCAGGAGGTTTTCATTGTTGAGGGAAGAAAAAACGGAAAAACCACGGAAGCGGCAGCGATAGAAATTGATCTGTGCATGAATGACGGTGAAGGAGCGCCGGAAATCTACAATCTCGCGACGAAGTACGATCAGGCGATGAAAGGCTGGAATGCGGTGAACAATATGCGCCGGCAGTCTTCAGCGATCGCGTCACATCTTCACAAGAGGGCTGCAGATCTGTACTGCGATTTCAACATGGGGACTATCAAGGCGATGGCTTCAAACGTCAAGGACCTTGATTCGCTCGATGCTCACGCTGCAATACTCGACGAGCTCGGGGCGATGGTCAAAAGAAAAATCTATGACGATATGAAACAGTCGATGGGCGCGAGAAGTCAGCCGCTGCTGATCGCGATCACGACGATGGGATTCGTAAGAGACGGGATATTCGATTCACAGTATGAATACGCGGACAGGTTCCTGCATGGAAAACTATCGAAGCCAAACAAGAGGTTTTTGCCGTTCATCTACGAGCTGGACGAATTAAAACAGTGGACTGAGCCGAAATACTGGATCCTCGCAAATCCCGGACTGGGGACTATAAAAAGCATGAGCTACATGCAGGAGATAGTCGACAAAGCTAAAGACGATCCGGCATTCCTGCCGACCGTCCTGACGAAAGAGTTCAATGTAAGACAAAACGCAGCGACCGCGTTCTTGAAGTATGAGCACATAGTAAACGACAAGAAGATACCCGAGCACGCATTCAGGTACGGAATCGGAAGCCTGGACGCTGCTGATTCGGTCGATCTAAACGCGGCGAGAGTGCTGTTCATGAGGAGAGACGATGAAAATATATACACAAAATCAATGTACTGGATCCCAGAATCGGTGATCGAAGAAGTTTATAAAAACGGCAACGAGAAAGAACGAGACGATGCACCGTACAGATTATGGATCCAGCAGGGATACATGAGAACATATCAGGGAAACCGGGTAAATAAACGCGTGATGCTGGACTGGCTTTTAGAGTTCCAGGAAAAAGAAGATATATATATCTACAAAGTAGCGTACGATCCATGGCACATGGACGACTCGCTGCTTTTACTTTTTGAGCAGGCGTTCGGAGCCGGGGCGATGATACCGGTCAGACAAGGTGCATATACGCTGTCGCAGCCGATGCGCAATCTGAAAGCTGACATGGAAGCTGGAAAAATCGTGCACGAAAACAATCCGGTCGATGTGTGGAACCTGATGAACCTGCATTCAAAGACTGACATCAACGGAAACATACAGCCGGTCAAATCAACGAACCGCCGTCAGCGAATCGACGGAGCGGTGACGTTGATAAACGGATACTGCGTTCTGGAGAACAGCATGGAAGAATATCAGACACTGATCTGAAAAAAGAGAGGTAAAAAGAACATGGAAAAGTTATTTGATCCGGTCGACACGGAAGAATACAAAGCGTTCGAAGAGAAATTCAAACCGAAGCGGACGACGGACGATTGTTTCACGCCGCCGGCGATATATGAAGCGGTGCTCGAGTGGGTGCGAGAAGAATGGAATATCGCGGACGATGTGCCGATAGTGCGGCCGTTCTATCCGGGCGGAGACTATGAAAATTATAAATATCCCCCAAATTGCATCGTGGTAGACAATCCACCTTTTTCAATGTCCGCGAAAATCAGAAATTTTTATAACAAGAACGGCATACGCTTTTTCTTGTTTGCTCCGACTCTTACGCTTTGCTCGGGGGGCAAAACGGGACGAACTACATCGTCGCAGGGGCTCAGATAACGTACGAAAATGGCGCGCGAGTCAACACGAGCTTCGCGACAAATCTTCCGGGTGCAAAGTTAAGAGTCTGCGGACCTTTGCACGAAAAGTTAAAGCGAGTTGATAAAGAGACGAACAAAGGCAAGGAGCTGCCGGTATACGACTATCCGGGGAATGTAACGAGCGCTGCGAGACTTCAAAAACTGGCTCGCGGATCTGTTGATATTGAATTTCGAGAAACAGAAATTCACAAAATCAGCAAGCTTGAAAAACAGAAGAGCGCTATATTCGGAAGCGGATATTTGATATCAGACAAAGCTGCAGAGCGACTGAGAGAAGCAGAGCGACTGAGAGAAGCAGAGCGGATAAAAAGCTTCGAGCTGTCAGAAAAAGAAAAGGCGATAATAGTCGAACTGAATAACAGAAGCTCTGAAAAGATGAAAATGAGAGGAACGGAATGAAACTTTTCAGACGAAAAAAAGCGGAAAGCAAAAATTCAATAAAAGTCATAACGACCGGACAAAATGGATTTTACAGCTACGACGGAAGACTGTACAAGAGTGATATCATTCGCGCAGCTATCCGGCCGGAAATAACTGCAGTGGGAAAACTGCTCGCAAAGCACATCAGAGAGACGGAAAAAGACGGAGAGAAAAACATCGAAGTAAATCCGGATGTGTATATGCGTTTTCTGCTGGAAGAACCGAATCAGTATATGACCGGTCAGGACATGCAGGAAAAACTGGCAAGTCAGCTCGTGCTGAACGGAAATGCGTTCGCGCTCATAGTACGAGATATGAATGACATACCGGCGGCAATATACCCGATCCCGTGCAACCAGGTCGAAGCGCTGACAAGTGAAGCGGAGCTGCAGCTGGAGTTCACGCTGAAAGGCGGCGGCAGAATGAGGGTGAATTACAGAGATATCATTCACATCAAAAAAGACTACGGAGAAAACTATATCTTCGGGACCTCTCCGGCGCAGACGCTCTCCGGGCTGATGGAAATGGTCGGCGTTATGGATCAGGGACTGGTAAAAGCGATAAAGAACAGCGGGATAGTGCGCTGGCTGCTGAGATTCAACACGTCGTTGAGACCAGAAGATATAAAAGTAAAAGTCGAGGAGTTCGTAAAGAACTACTTAGACTACGAGTCTGACACTTTCGGCGCTGCCGGAACGGACGCGAAAACAGACGTAACAAGAATAGAACCGAAGGACTACGTCCCGAACGCAGCAATTCAGGAACGCGTTTATGAACGCGTACTGAATTTTTTTAATACAAACAAAAAGATAGTTCAGTCGATCGCAAACGAAGAAGAATGGGACGCATATTTCGAACAGGTGATCGAGCCTGTTGCGATGAAATTGACGAACGAATTTACAAGAAAACTCTTCTCTCGCAGACAGCGGGGGTACGGAAATAAGATATTTTTCGAATCTGCAAACCTGCAGCACGCATCAGTCACAACGAAACTGAACATGCGCGAAATGGTAGACCGCGGAGCACTGACACCGAATGAGTGGAGAGAAGCGTTCAATCTGGCACCGGTACCAGGTGGGGACAAACCGCTGCGAAGAAAAGATACAGGTCTGGCGATAGAAGAGGAAGGAGGTGAAGAAGAATGAAGAGGATAGGAATCAAAGGAACGATCATACCAAATGACTACAAAGACATATATGACTATTTCGGGATAGAAAGCACATGCCCGGCGGACATCATAAAAGGCATAAATGAAGCGGCAGGCGACGAGATCACGTTCGAGATAAATTCGGGCGGCGGAGCAATATTCGCAGGTTCTGAAATCTATAATACGATCCGGTCGCACCCCGGAAACAAAAAGATAGAAATCGTAGGTTTTGCGGGTTCAGCCGCATCTGTGATCGCATGCGCCGCGCACTCTTCGATAGCGCCGACGGGCATGCTAATGGTACACAACGTCAGCGGATACGTGGGAACCGGCAATCATGCGACGTTTGAACGCGAAGCGCAGGCGCTGAGGGAATGCGACAGAGCTATTGCTGCGGCATATGTTCAAAAGACTGGAATGTCACAGGAAGAAGTGCTGAATCTGATGGAACAGGAAACATGGATAAATGCTGAAAATGCGGTAAACATGGGATTCGTGGACGAGATAACGCAGGCTCCGGGACTGTATAACGGGTTCTGCGAAATCTTATCGAGCGAGCAGATCGCAAAAGCAAGAGAAGCTTTAAGCGGCAAAGCCGTTGAAGAAGAAAAGTTAAATCTTTTGAAACTGGAGGTAAAACATGACTAAAACGGAGTACATAAACAAGAGAAATGTCCTGCTGGAAGATGCAAAAGCACTGCTGGACGAGGGCAAAGTGGGAGAAGCTAAAGCAAAGAGAGAAGAAATCGAAAAGCTCGACGCTGACTATGAAGCGGAGTCTATCGAACGTGCGAATGTAAATGCGATGATAAACAATGCACCTGCAGCACCGTTCAGCACAAGAGAAAGCATGAACAAAACAGACGAAGAAAATGAACAGCTGTACAGAGTAGCGTTCTTCAAGCATCTGCAGGGAAAAGAGCTGTCTGCAGAAGAAAAGGTCGCATACTCATCAGGCACAAGCTCCGCCGGAGCAGTGATCCCGACTCAGACTGCTGAGGAGATAATCACGAAGTTAAAAGAGAGAGCTCCGCTGCTCGATGAGATCACGCTGCTGCAGGTTGCCGGAAACGTGAAGTTCGCAGTCGAGGGAACGAACAATGCGGCAACTATTCACACAGAGAATGCGAGCATCACGCCGGCAGCAGATACCCTCGTTCCGGTTTCACTGACCGGATGGGAGATCACTAAACTGATTCAGGTATCTGACACTGTTGCGACTATGTCGATAAACGCGTTCGAAAACTGGCTCGTCGATATGCTCGTCGAAGCGATCGCTGACAAAATCTCGGAGCAGATCATCAACGGAACAGGAACAAGCCAGGCGAAGGGAATCGAAAAAGCGAATACCTGGGGAGATACAAACAGCGTAACTGTAGCAAAGACGGGAAGTCTGACAGCTGCAAACGTTCAGACGCTGATCGGACTGCTCGGCGGCGGATATGATCCTAACGCGAAGTTCCTGATGTCGAAGAAGACACTGTTCAATGACTTCATGCCGCTCCAGGACAACGCTAAGAACGACATCGTAACACGTGAAGGAAGAAACTACTACGTATACGGTTATCCCGTACTGATCGATTCGAGAGTAACAGAACACGAAGCATATTTCGGAGATCTCAAAAAGTACGTAGCAAACCTCGCAGAAGCGGTCAATGTAAAGACTGATTTCGACATCGACACAAACAGCAATAAATATCTCGGAGTTGCGATCTTCGACGGTGCGCCGGCACTCGGGGAAGCGTTCGTAAAACTCGCGAAAGCTACATCCTAAAAAACAAGGCGGGGCATTCCCGCCTTTGATATTTTTGGAGAATGAAGATGGATGAATATGTAAAGATCATAAGACAGAGAATGAGAATAAAATCCGAAACGCTCGATTCTGAAATAGAGAGCTACATAAATGCGGCTCTCTTGGATATGAAGCGCGCAGGAGCGGACGTAAACGAGAGCGATCTTGCGAATCCTTTAGTGCTCACATGCACGGAATTCTATTGTAAGTGGCTTTTAAATTTCGAAGCTGAGGGCGAAAAGTACGAGACTGCATATGAAAAAGTCAGAGATTCGATCGCGCTGAGCAGAAAGGAAAGCTATGAAGATAAGCAGTAAAAAGCAGACGGCGCTAAATGATGAATGCACTCTCGTAAAACATACGTTCGAGCAGAATGAGTCTGAATATGATGTCGCCGAGATCGCTGAAGAAACAGATGTATTTTGCGGAGTTTTTTCGGTGACGCAAAGCGAGCATTATGAAGCGGCACGAGAAGGGCTGCGCATGGCGTTCGGGATAATCGTAAACAGCCTGGAAGATAACGATGCGGATTCTGTCATATTCAAAGATAAAGAGTATGCTGTCGAGCGGAAATATCAGCGAGGTGACGGATACACAGAAATCTATCTGAAAGAGGTGTGATATGGCAAAAGGTAACGATCTGTCCGGCGAGATCATGAAGTGTCTGGAAGAGTACACGGAAGAAGTCGTTGAAGCACTGGAAAAGACGGAGAAAGAGCTGGCAAATGAAGCGGTCAGGACGCTGAAACAGACATCGCCGAAAAAGTCCGGGAAATATGCGAAAAGCTGGACGCAGACAAAGCAGGGAAAGAAAAGAATAGTGCACAATCGCAGATACCAGCTGACGCACCTGCTGGAAAAAGGACATGCGAAGCGCAACGGGGGCAGAGTGGCGGCGATAGTACACATCGCACCGGTCGAGCAGCGCATATCAAAAGAAGCTGTTGAAAGACTAAAGAGGAACCTGAAATGATAAACGAGATCATCGAAGCTATAAAAAAATTGGGTGTTCCGGTCAGGTACAGAAATTTCAAGAGTCCGCCGCCGGTTCCGTACGCGGTCTATTACGAAGACGACACTGATAATTTTTCTGCGGACAACATCGTATACCAGAAACGCACGAACTACGTGCTGGAATTTTACGAAAATAAGAAGGACCAGGCGGCAGAGGAAAAAATAGAGAAGGTACTGGATCAGAACGAAGTCTACTGGGAAAAAGAAGAAATGTATATAGAGTCGGAAAAGCTGCTTATGACAGCTTTTTATTTTATGCTTTAAGGAGGTAAAAATGGCAAAGATAAAATACGGAATAAAAAACGTGCACATCGCTGTCAGAACTGAGGGTGATGAGGGCGTAACGTACGCAACGCCGATCAAGTTCCCGGGCGCGAAGTCGATATCGCTCGACGCGCAGGGAGATATCTCGAAGTTTTATGCGGATGATATTTTATATTACCAGTCTGCTACAAACAACGGATATGAGGGTGATCTGGAGATGGCGCTGTTTACTGATGAAGTCAGAAAGGCGATCCTTGCGGAAACCGAAGATGTAAAAAAAGTTTTATTTGAAGATGCAAACGCGACGTCGAAGTCGTTCGCGCTGCTGTTCGAAATAAGCACAGACACAAAAGGATACAGATTCTGTTTCTATAACTGCACGATTACAAGACCGTCAGTCGCGTCTGACACAAAAGAGGAAACCATGGAGCCGGGCACAGATACAGCGACAATCTCATGCGCGCCGAACCCGGACGGCATCGTAAGAGCTAAGACTACAGAAAGCACAGATACAACGACGTATGACGGCTGGTACAACGCGGTTTATCAGAAAAGTGAGGCGTAAAAATGTACAAGATATCCGGAACGGATCACGCGCTAAAGATGAACGCGGCAACGCTGCGAAACTATCGTGAAAAATTCGGAGAAGACATACTGATTCAAATGGACGGTATGTACGAGCGGATGGCAAGCGCTGAGGAAAAGTCGTTCATAGCGGAAGAAGTCGAGATGCTGGAGAATCTGATGTACATCTGCAACAAGCAGGCAGAGCCTGAACAGCCGGACGAAATACTGGACTGGTTGGACGGATTCGAAATGAGTCAGATCGCAGGAACGTATCAGACTATCGTGAACATGTGGAATGAGAACATGCATCAGACTTCACGCGCAAAAAAAAAGACAGAAAATCAGTAAGAAAAATAAACACCGCACTGTTTTTGCTACGATGCATCCAGTGCGGTATTCGCATATCTGAACTGGACTATCTGACAGTGGGAATGGTAAATGACATATTCGTGGAATCGCGAAATGATGATTATCAATACCCGCTGATCGCGACCCAGGCGGATATAGATAGACTGTAAAAAAGGAGAAGAGAATGGCATCGAGAATCAAAGGGATCACAATAGAAATTGATGGCAACACGAAACCGCTCGAAGCCGCGCTGAAAAGTGTAAATAAGGATCTCGGCAAAACACAGTCGGAGCTGCGAGACGTAGAGCGTCTCTTGAAGATGGACCCGGGAAATACGGAACTTCTCTCACAAAAACAGAGACTGCTTCAGGACGCGATCGAAGGAACTGAGAAAAAACTGACGTCTCTAAAAGAAGCGAGCGCTCAGGCGGCTAAGCAGCTGGCAAGCGGCGAACTGGGACAAGATAAGTATGACGCACTGCAAAGAGAGATAATCTCTACAGAAAATAGTCTCGAAAGTTTGAAAAACAGAGCGAACGCAACGGACGCAGCTCTCGCAAAGTCCTCGGGCGGCCTTGAAAAATTCGGAAGCGCTGCTGGTAACGCAGGAAGCAAGCTGTCAGGGCTGAGCAAAGGAGCCGGGGCGCTTCTCGCTGCAACGGCCACGACTATACCGGCAACGCAGGAGCTGAATCGCGATCTGTCGTTTTTGAAACAGAATGCGCAGGCTGCGAACATAGGCGTGGGCGCAATGGAAAAAGGCTTCAAGACGTTCAACGCTGTAACAGGAGAAACGGACAGTTCAGTCGAAGCGATCTCGAACCTTTTGCAGGCTGGATTTACTGAATCTAATCTGCAGACGGCGATCGAGGGCGTTTCGGGTGCGATGAGCAAATTCCCGGACACTCTGAAAATAGAATCTCTCGCAGATTCTATTCAGGAGACTGTCGCAACAGGAAAAAGTATCGGGCAGTTCGGGGAGTACCTGGACAGAGTCGGGATAGGCGCATCGAATTTCGATGAAAAGCTCGCAGGCTGTAACACGCAGGCTGAAAAGACCGATCTCGTGCTGCAGGCGCTGGCTGAGGGCGGCGCGCAGGACGCATATGAAGCGTGGGAGAAAAACAACAAAAGTCTAAAAGATTACGAAGACGCATCGCTTGAGATGCAGATGGCACTCGCGGATCTCGCAACGACTATAGCGCCGCTCGCTTCTCAGCTCATAAAGCTCGGAACGAAAGGCGTGAAAGCGTTCAACTCACTGCCGAAACCGGTAAAAATCGCAGCGGCGAGCATGACGGGACTTGCAGCAGCGACGTCTCCGGTCCTGAACGGAATGTCGAAACTCACGCAGATCGCTCCGAAGATCCCGGGACTCATCAGCGCGATGTCGAATCCGTATCTTTTAGCGGCTTCTGCCGCTGCGGCGCTGGGAGTTGCTATATATGCAGTCGTGAAAGCGCAAAACGATGAGGTCAAAGCTGCAGAAGAAGCAGGAAGAAAACGTCAGGAGAGTATATCAAGCATAGAAGGTGAATATGCGAAAGCAGACATCTATCTGAATAAATTAAGAGAGCTCGAGGGCGTAGAAAATAAATCGTCCGCGCAAAAAGAGCAGATGGCCGCGATAGTAGATCAGCTGAATGGCTCTGTCGAAGGTCTGAATCTGACGTACGACAAAGAAAAAGACGCACTGAGCGAAACCGCGGATGCGCTGGAACAAAAAATAGAAAAAAGCAAAGAAGCAGCTATCGCTGATGCGTACATGAAAAATTCAGAAAAGGCGCTGCAGGACTACGCTGATTCGACTATAAAATTGACGGAAGCAAAAAATAATCTCGCGGAAAAAGAGGAAGCGCTGAGTAAATTTACTGTGACGACGAGTAAACAGTATGCGGAAGCGAAGAAAAAGTACGACACTGCAAAAGAGAGTGTCGAGGAGCTGACGGAAGCGACGCTGACGTACTGGCAGGAAGCGACAAGGGCAGCAAATGAAGCGGCGATAGCTTCAGGGCAGTGGGATACTCTCGTCGAAGAAGCGAAGGCTGCAGGGATATCTATTCCGCAGTCGCTGACACAAGGCATCAGAGAAGGACAATACGAGATTCCGACCACGATCGACGAACTGAAAGCGCTGATGAATTTTGACAGCGCGGTGCAGGCTGCCGGACAGGACGGTGCGGCGATGGTACAGGCGCTGCAGTCCGAGATCGCTGCAGGCACGATAACAGCTGCGCAGGCTACAGAAATTCTAAACGGTGCGGTGACTGGAAAAGTCGGAGAGCTGCCGGGCAAAATGTCACAGACAAGTATTGACGCAGTAAAGAAATACGTTCGCGGAATAAATTCAGGCAAAACTGACGCGCAAACCGCGGGAAAGAATGTGGGCGAATCGGCAAAGTCGGGGGCGGCATCGGTAGATAGCACATCGGCGGGTAAAAACTTTTCGGCGGGATTCGCGCAAGGAATTCTAAACGGACTGTACGGCGTAAAGACTGCAGCCGAGACGGTAGCGGAGGAAGCGCTGGCAGCGGCGAAAAGGAAATCGGAAGTCAGATCGCCATCGCGGCGCTGGGATCGCGAGCTCGGACAGATGGACGGCGCGGGATTCGCAAAAGGGCTGCTAAGGTCCGTTCCGCTGGTCAAAAGTGCGGGAGCAGCGCTGAGCGATGCGGCTATCGCGGGAGCTAAAGTAAACGGGCAGGCAATGTCAAATAACATGGCTGCAGCTGTAGAACAAAAGGTCACATGGGACTACACGCAGATATATCGCGGAATGGAAGCTGCAGTAAACAACATGCAGTTCGTCATCGTGATGGATCAGCGCGAGCTCGGGCGCGGCCTGCGAGGAATGGGGGTTCAGTTCACATGAAACAGCTGAAATACATAAATTCGCAGGGTGAGACTGTAGATTTCAGAGAGTTCGACACGCAAGTATTCAAAGCTGCGTTCCACGATTACGAGTGGGAGTATGACGCAACAAGTCAGCGACACGGGATAAGTATAAGTCAGTTCACGAAAAAAGAGCTGAAGTATGAAATGACTGTCGCGGTCCGAGGGAGAAACAAAGGCGAAAAGCTGAACAAGATCACGGATGTCACTGAGTACGATGTAATAAACAACGCGCAGGGCAAACTGTACTGGGGAGACTATTATATAAACTGCAATATAATATCCTCGGGAGTTTCGCCGTCTGATGAATTTTTCGGGGCTGAGAAAAAAATGGAGATCATGGCTCCGTACCCGTTCTGGATCCGCGAAACTTCGAAAAGTTTCTACAAAGACTCGCCCGCGGAAGAAGCGGCAGGCGCGTTTTTAGATTACTCGTACAATTACGCATACGACTACAGCAGGCCATCGTCCGGCAGCACGGACTGGAATGTAAATCACTACGCTCCGTCAGAGTTCAAAATGATCGTGTATGGTCCGTGCGTGAATCCGCGAATACTGATAAACGGATATCCGTACATGTTTTATGATTCTGTAGAAACTGGGGAGTACGTCGTGATAGACAGTCAAAACAACAGTATTTTAAAATACAGAACAAACGGAACTGTCGCAGATCTGTACGACCTGCGCGGTAAAGATAAATCTGTATTCGAACCGATACCGGGCGGAAATCTGGCGATAAACTGGCCAGGCACGTTCGGATTCGATATAACGCTGTACATCGAAAGGAGTGAGCCGCGGTGGTGATACTGACAAATTCGTACGGCAACGAAGTCAAAACTTTGAAATTTAAAAAACTGGACGTTGACCTGAACGACACGAGGGACTTCGATCTGGCTATTCTGACAAGCGACTGGGACGATGCGATGCAATACGGAGCGAGGGTGTTTGTTCCCGGGACTGAGTTCGGAGGAGTGATCGGAAAAAAGAAAATCGACACAGAAGAAAACGAGATCGTACTGAGCGGCTATTGCTGGCGCGGAGTTTTAAACAGCAAAGTGATCGAACCGCCCGCAGGGCAAGACTACAGAGTTGTATCGGGAGAGCTGAATGAAGTCGTAGCAGAGCTCGTAGCGGAAGCTGATTTTGATGGGCTGTTTTCAGTCTCGGCAGAAAATACGAATGTGACTGTGACAAATTATCAGTTTGACAGGTACATAACGCTGCTCGAGGGCATCGAAAAGATGCTGCAAACGAAAGGATATAAATTATCTATCGTATACACTCAGCAGGAAGGCGGAGCTCCGGGGCATGTAACGCTTTCGGCAACTGAAATACAAGATTACAGCAAACAGATAGAGCTTTCGCAGGACAACAGGCTGGGCTTTATATTCTCTGAGACCCAGAACGGAGTAAATCATCTGATCTGTCTCGGGAAAGGCGAGTTGAAAGACAGGCTGGTCGTGCATCTATACGCAGATGATGAGGGCAACATCGGCGAGACTAAATACTATAGCGGATTAGAAGAAGTCGTCGACACGTACGAAAACAACAGCATCGAGACCAAAGATGAAATGATCGAACCGGGAACGGAACAGCTAAAAAAGCTGATGAACGTGCAAAGTTTTGACATGGACATCGAAGCGCTCGGGATCGATGTCGACATCGGAGATGTTATAGGCGGCAAAGACTACATAACAGGAATGAGTCTGGCGAAACCGATCTCGAACAAGATCTACACTGAAGAAGCTGGGAAGATCAAGAAACAGTACAAAGTGGAAGGAGAGAAGTAAATGATAGCAATAACGAGAGTTGCCGGAAAACCTCACATCACTCCGCGGCTGGATGCGATGTGGCACCGGGGGATCGCCGGGACAGAATCAGGCGTGTTCGAATTTTTTGAAAGTTTCGAAGCGGAGATAAGTTCGAACAACAAAATCCGTATACGTTCCGGGATAGGCATGCTACAGGGAAGATATTTCGCTGTTGAGCCGTCAACATACGATGAAGTGAGTATCGGAAACGGAACGCAGGGTGAAAAGCGAATAGACCTGATCGTTGCACGCTGGACTGTAGACGACGAAAACAACACGCAGGACGGCGACTGGCATGTGATCCAGGGAACGCCGACGACCGGAACTCCGGCAGTTCCTGCGTACACGACCGGCGATCTAGACGCCGGCGATCTGATTGCGGATATGCCGATGTTTCAGGTGGCGATGGACGGAATCAATTTGACTGCAGTCACACCGATTTTCAAGACTGCAATATCAACTGAAGCAGCGAGGATATCTGCAGAAACAAAGCAGATGTTTGCAGCTGCAGGGTATCCGATAGAGTGAGTAGAAAGGAGGAAAGCATGGCAGGAATAAATGATATAGACAGCAGCATACAAAATCTGATCAAGATGACGAATGCTAAAGTAGCGCTTACAAAGCTCTGGGAAAACGCAAGCTGGACAAGCGCATTTGCAAGTCAGAAGATAACACTGGATTTAAGCGGGTACGATTATGTCATGGTTATATTCAATCAAAATACATCTTCAAATACGCGAATGACACCGCCAATTATCTCCCCCGCCGAGAACGGCGGGGGCATAATAAATGCGGCTGATGGGAGTAGGAGGTATTTTACCAATAACTATACTTTTGTAAATTTCGATGCAGTGTATCCGGCAAACAGCACTGCTAATTGCATACCGTTGTTTATTTACGGAATAAAACTTTCTGGGGGGGTACTAGGCTAACCCGATTCCTGCGCAGACTCCTGAGAGGAGGTGTGCAGAATGGTAAATAGCAATCAGAACGAATATAACAAAGCATTGCAGAATCTGCTGACGATGTCAGACGAACATATTGTAGAGCAAGCGATAACAGCGAATGGCAGAGAAGGTTACACAAAATGGAGCTCTGGCAAGTTGGAACAATGGGGAGTGGTGGCATTCCCTGCGACATCCGGAGTAACAACAGCGGTGGTAACGTTTCCGACTGCATTTGCGAACACGGATTTTAATTTTGTGATGTCG